CTGTGTAACGTCGTTCCAATACTTCACGTCAACGAGGTTATCCGGTGGCAGTGACGGCGATATGCCGTTGTCCGCCGTGTTCGATACTTTTATGAAGTTTGATGTCTGATTGATCGGTAGTTTCGTCAGATCATCATACATGACGCCGGATGATATAGCAAGTTTCAATTCATCCGGATGAGCTTTCTCTGATACCGCCAGGCCTGACGCGATAATTGTGCCGAATACGTCACTAATAAATTGATTAGCATAATAGGGGAAATTGCCGACGCGCAAGGGAATATTCCAGAGAACGCGGACGGCGTTAAGGTCAGCATTGAAATACGCCTCGCCGAGAATTATATAATTTAAAGGATCTTGCTGAGAGCCTGAAAAGATCAAAGCCCCGTACTGGTCAATGGCTATAAAGTTATGACCTGCCGACGGAACGGGGACGGCAGCGAAGGGGCCGAACGGTATTTTAGTGTAAACGCCGTTAATAAACAGATAGCCAAAGCCCGCTGCAATATTGATCTTTGAAGGGTCGGCATATATTGAGATCGTGCCGCCTGATACATAGCCGGCGGACATTATGTCGGTATCGTTCTGAAGTGCTCGGCTTGCCTTTGTGTCAACTAATCCGATGGCCGCCCCTTGCGCGGTTGAAACCGGTTTATTGACGTCAGCAGTATTGTCAACATTTGGAAGTCCGACGTCTGACTTTGTAAGGTTTCTTATTTCAAAATCAAAGTCTGTTGATGATCTTTTGACAGGTACTTGCCCAAGAACACCACCCGCTGGAACGCCTGAACCGTCATTTCCTTTTGGCCCGGTTGCCCCCGTCGCGCCTGTGGCTCCGGTTTCCCCGCGCTCGCCGCGTGCTCCATCGACTCCATTAGCTCCGGCTGGCCCGGTATTGCCCTTACTCCCAAGCTCGGAGACGTCGACCGTTATTGCGTCAACCGATTCGGTGACGTTTATAATTATTTCATCCATGAGTTATCACCGGCCTGACGTAAAAGTTTCCCGACGGGTATGTTTTGCGCGTTCCGTTTGCAAGATAAACTAAAATGTCGTATTTGTATTCACCGGGTGGAATCGTTATTATCTGATTATCAAAAACAAATCCGCCGTTGGTGGGGTCAGATAGCGTTAATCCTGATCCAAGAGAAAACTCTTTCACGACAGCGGTATCAAATTTATAGCGGATTTGCATCACTATCGACGCGCCGACAAGGTTAAGCGGCGCACCGTTCACATTGATTGTAAACTCCGCCCCGTTATAGGTATTGCCAAATTTTGTATCGATATTACTTACTGCCATAGTTACCCGTTTTTAATATCTGAATAACGTTGTAAAAGTCAATCATAAGATTATGCTAAAGGCTTTGTCAGTTTCGACTCATCGGGCTTATCCTCGTCCGACTTATCGTCCTCACCGCAGCCGCTCGCCGCTGGTTCGGGCAGTCCTGCAAACGTAACGTCTTCATCCAAAAGATCCAAATGCTTAAATGCTTTTTCGAGCTCAGGATACTCCCGTTGTCTGATAAGTGTCTCCGTCCGCTTAGATGCCAGCTCGACGCGCTCTTGATCTGTCTCATCATAGATACTTTCGAAATCAATATCAAAATCATCTTCATTCACGCCAAGCCCTGATATATCCGCATCATTGCGAATGAGCGTATTTATTACAAACCGCGCCATCGGTTCAATCTGCGCGATCTGATACCGCGCGCGGACGTTCTCGTTTGTGGCTGCAATTTGGAAAGCCGCCTGTGAATAATTTGTATTTCCGCCACCGAAGAAATATTCAGGCGACACGCCCGTGATGGACGACGCATATGATTGTATCACAGGCGCGACATTACCCATTCCTTCATTGATATTATTATTCATAATGTCGGTTGTCATTCCCTGGCTGTTTACAAGTGGTGTATCTATACCCAGCGTTTGACTCATCCTCTGCAAATTAGCGCGGATACCCGCCAGCTTCGTGTCGGTCTGTATGTCTCCATCCATTTTATTGACAATCACTTGCGCGCGGACTAGGAGCGTTTTTATAATGTGTAAGTACAAGTTCCACGCTTCCGCCGCGCCGCGAAGTTGCGGCACGCGATTAAGCCCCACACCGAAAAGAGGTTCAAAGCCTGGACAATTAAAAAATGCACTGACGCCGTGCTTTAACTTCGCGCCCATGCAGTAGATATCACCAATACGCATTGAATCGTACGGTTGTGTAATTCCGCCGTAGGAACTGCCCATGCCGTAAGCAAACTGAGTGTCATTAAATACGTTGAACGACACTTCGTCGCCGCGCTGAATGGGTACAAGCAAAGACCCGCGTGGAGAAAGAACGCTATTAAAGAGCATATCCTTAATAACCGATTGCAGTTTTACTTGTTTAAACTTTTCTTCGAGTATTTCTTTAAAACGTTCGTTCTTTGTCTTTACTTCGAAGGGGTTCTTCATTGCCATAGAGATCGGACGATCGACCAGTTCAGAGAGTGTCGGAACGGACAGGTATTCCGTATAATTCACACGGTATGGCGAATAGTCAATGTATGACATTAACACCGTCGGGTCTTGCGGAGTGTTAATCTTCACGGCACCGTTTGAGTATACCGAGTTGAATACGGATGAGAATGCCTGTTCCGCTCTGCGTGGTGCTTTCTCTGGTAGTGTGTCTTTTAGTTTCTCAAAATCGTCCGCGTTAACGATCTGCGTAACGTACGGTTGCGCCTTCACGTTCTTAACGCGCTTATGTTCCCGCTGTGCATACGCGAGAATGAGCGAGTTTTCACTTACGGCCTTAACGTCTCTATATTCCCGCTCTGTTTCATAGTCGCGTGCTATGCCGTTTATGATGCCGTCAATATTGTGAGCGCTTATGGCCGCTCTCATTTCTTCAACCATCTTTCCGTTTTGTAGTATTTCATCATGCGGCATCGAGTGTAATTTTACTGCCGTGTTCACGAGTGCTTCAAGTGCTTCCAGTGGTTTATTCATTCTGTGACCTCATAGGATAAATGCTTTTCTAATTGTCCCGTTTCGTAAAGAGCTTTATCAAATCCTTTCTTTGCGACCGTTGCGGGCGCGTTGTGTTGTAGCTCGCCGCCGTTTTCAATTATTCTCTTTGCCTCAGCGACCGCTTGTCTTCCAAGATCCTGCAAGAACACCGTCTCAAGGCGTTTCGCGTCGCGCGGATTGCGAAGCGTGTTTGTCATATATGCTTTCAACCGTTCTTTGACAAACTTTTGTGCTATACGTTCCGCACCCATCCGCATGACCGGGCGCGGTGGAATTGTCTCACTGCCGAAATGATTGATTGCCAATACATCCGAGTATTTCATTCCGTTGTCGTAGCTACCGGGAAGAGCACCGAGTTTTACAAACATGTTAATACCTCGCCAGCGTTGTTATTGCTGCACTATATTCTGCGACAATCGGCGACGTCGCTAGATGGTCAATTGCGCCTGCGAGTGAATCGGGACAATCGTCGTGTGCTGCGCCTTTATAATACCGTGACACTTCAAGTGAGTACTCTGCTTGCGTGCCTGATAATATTCGCATATCAGGCTTGTTGGCAATAACCGTTGCAGCTATTCTTTCGTGCTTGTTTCGGAATTGTCGTTTAATCGTCCACAGATTCTTTATTGCATTATCTCTTTCGCTCGAACGGAAAGCATCGATGAAAAATATTGATGTTTCTGCAAGCTGCGATTCTATTACCGATTCTATTGGATTAAACCGACTTAAAAAATTAAGGATCTCCATTCGTGTCGCTTCGTCCGATATTGACTTGGGTAGTTTCATTCCTGAAAAAAGTATCTGTCCGCCCTTCGACACTCCTACCACAGAAACCGCTGTCGAGTCTGTATCTGTCTTATCACTAAACGACGGATCAATAAAAGCTACCGAGTACATACAATCCCACACGTCAGCCGTTGCAAATGCGCCTAACGTGTCGTTGTCCTGGACGTGTTTTAATTCATAATTACACGCCCATTCAGCATAAGGCAATCGTTCTTTACGCGCCGCAATCTCTTTGAGTTCTTCCTCTGGAAGATCGACCGTCCCAAAAGGAAACTGTCGCCCTTCAAAATACTTTGCGTCTATAGTGGAAAATACGTCCTCTTCGTGCCAAGGCGTGCCTGACAATCTCGTTTGACCTAAAGGATCAATAAGGTTTTCAAGCTCTCTAAAATATGCGTTTGTCCACGTTCTTTCAGCGGGTGAGTAGCGGTCTTCAATAGTGACAATATCATCTGGCCATATATAATCAAAGTGAGATCCGACAATTGACGCGCCTATGCCCGCAGCCTGTATCGATGGTTCGGGCGTTACCGTTTTCTTAAATGCGAATGTAGTACGCTCACTTGACCACACTCTTGTCGAAGCGTCCGTAATTCCCCAACGTGAAAACATATATAAGCGAAGTAAGTCATTAGTGACAAAATGTTTTTGAATAGTGGTGAGCACACTTGACGCAAGGTCACCGTTCTTTCGCACAATAAGCAAGCGCATACTGGGGAAACATAAAAAGAGTAATATCATTGCAACAATACCGCACGTCGTTTTGTAGCTGCCTCTATGAGCCTGCAGTACATCAAAGCGTTTATATTGTAAAAAGATTTTAATCCATTCACCATGTAGTGGTGTTAACTTTTCATAGCCAAGCAATCGCCCGAACTCGTGAGGATTCTCAAGCCAGTCAACAAGCATTGCGACATGGTCAATCTTTCGGTTTACTGATGCCATATTTTTCCAGTGCGGCCTTAACCTTTTCGTCGTCGGTGTTTACGTTTAACGTCGTTTCTGTTTTTGTTCCTTCAATCACGTCTGCAAAAGTTTTTATCATTGATACGGTCGCACCGTCACCACGTTTCAAAACTTTTTCAATATACTGATCGAACGAGTCAAAACCTTTCTGCCGTGCAAGATAGTCTGCCAATATCGCGGACATAAGTTTTTTTTCTTTCTTCGCTTTGCCGGACGCAATGCCGCCTTTTTTTCCGACTTCTCGTGCTTTCTTCGAGGTGAGCGGCTTTAAGTTCTGCGGGTTCGCCATATTATTGTTTTACCAGCTTTCCAATTCCAAACATATCTTGCGTCATTTTCTCAGGCTTGTGTTTTAAGAAATCCTCACACGCTTTCACCACACCCGGAAAGTTATCCCACTTATAGTCATGAATCAAAATTATCCCGCCCGATTGCATCTTGTGATACACCTTGTTGAAACTATCAATGATTGAACTATAAAAGTCACCGTCGAGAAATGCAAAGCAGATCTTGTCAGGATACTTGTCATCAGGTATATCACCAAAAAAACCTTTATTGATAATTGGTAACTCAAGACCAGCGTCTTTAAAAGTCTGTACAAACATTTCCCTCGATACTGCCGACGCGCCCTTATCGCACGGCGTCGCGCCGTCCTCAGTTGTCTTTGACGGCAGCCCTTCAAAAGAATCATACACACACATAACCTTTTCAGATTTCACGCGATTAAGAAGCCGTTGTAAAAAGCTTGAGGTCATTCCGACATTGGCTCCGAGTTCAACCACGTCACCCGGTATATCCATAAC